GAACCCGACGCGAGAACGCCCAGCTCCGAGAACCCAATTCTCAGATAACCGCAGTCGAATAACAGTTGTAGATAATTGGGTAGCCGATCAGACCCGAATTATCTGGAGCTTCTTGACTCTTGCGCGACTTCCCATAGTCGCGTAGGTTGCTAGGTATCTGATGCATTTTGCATCCGGGGAGTTAGTCGGGAATTGAGATTGAGTGCAGAGTTTTGAGCAGGAATGTCGCAATGGGTAAAAGGCCAGTCCGGCAACCCTGGCGGTAGGCGGCGAAGAGCAGGCCCGGACATCATCAAGATGTGCCGGGACGCCTCGCCGATGGCCACCCGCCGGCTCATCCACTTGTGCCAATACGCCGAGGAGGAGTCCGTACAGTGTAAGGCTGCGCAGACCATCCTCGACCGCGCTTGGGGCAAAGCTCCGCAAGCAGTGACACTCAAAGGCGACGCCGACGACCCGATACAGTTCGTGTTCTCGGTCGTCACCGAGCGCATCGGTGGAGGTTCACATGCCCCGCATCCGCCGGCGGTCATCGAAGTCCACCCGACGCAAACTACTCTCCCCGAAGTCACCACGAGCTCGAGCGAAAGTTCGAACGGTCATGCACGAGTTCAAAGCGGGGAAACTCCGCTCAGGAAGCGGCGGGAAGGTGAAGAGTAGACGGCAAGCCCTCGCGATAAGTCTCAACGTCGCACGCAAGCAGCGCGGGAAGTAACACCGATGCCGCGCATCGAGACCATCAATAAGCTCCACCCGAAACAAGACGCAGCGTTCTACTCTCACGCAACCGAACTTCTGTACGGTGGCGCAGCCGGCGGAGGGAAAAGTCATCTCACTCGCATCGCGCTCATCTCGTGGTGCTTCGACATCCCCGGGCTCCAGGTGTATCTCTTCCGCCGCGAGTTCGCAGACCTCATCCGCAATCACATCGAAGGCCCGACCGGCTTCCAAGAGATGCTCGGTGAGTACGCACGGCACGGCGGAACCGCCATCGTCGGGAAAGAGATACGCTTCGCAAACGGCAGTAAGATCTACCTCTGCCACTGCCAGCACGAGCACGATGTCTTCGGCTACCAAGGAGCCGAGATACATGTGCTCGCCGTCGAGGAAGCCTCCCAGTTCACTGAGTTCCAGCTCCGTTACTTGCGCACCCGTGTTCGTATGCCTCGTGACTACGAAGCTAAGATACCCTCGCATCTTCGCGGCATGTTCCCGCGAACGCTCTTAACCGCGAACCCCGGCGGGCCTGGTCACTCGTACCTCAAGAGCGGGTTCATCGACCCGCATCCGGCCGGCACTATCTTCAAAGCTCCGGCACGTGATGGCGGCATGATGCGCCAGTTCATCCAAGCACGCCTCGAGGACAACCCGTCGCTTGACGCTGAGCAGTACAGCCTCCAGCTCCAGGGCTTAGGCTCGCCGGCGTACGTCAAAGCACTTCTCGACGGCGACTGGTCCGTAACTGTCGGCGCGTACTTCCCGGAGTTCGACCCGGAGCGTCACGTCCTCCCATCTTTCACACCACCATCTCACTGGTTCCGCTTCCGCTCCTTCGACTGGGGCGGGGCGTCACCATTCGCTGTCCACTGGTGGGCGGTAGCAGACGGCGAGTACGTACCTGCTCTCGGCCGCACATTGCCCCGTGGTGCGCTCATCTGCTACCGCGAGTGGTACGGGTGCCAGGAGGACTCACCATCCAAGGGCATCGGCCTCCGTAACGAAGACATGGCTCGCGGTATCGTCTCTCGCTCACCCGCACCATGCGAACGAAGGCTACACACCGTCACCGACTCGTTACCGTTTCAGGACCGTGGAGGCATCACCATCGCGGAGACGTTCGCGGACAACGGCGTCCTGCTAACTCACGGCGACACATCCCGCATCCCTGGATGGTCGCAGCTTAGATCACGTCTCATCGGCGACGAGCGTGGCCCCGGCATCTACTTCGTGGAGTCATGCCGCCACCTCATCCGCACCATCCCGCTCATGCAGGTCGACCCCGTCGACCCAGAAGAGCTCATCGGCCTCGAGGATCATGCGGTCGACTCTGCACGCCTTGCCTGCACGTCACGCTCCCGCATCACTGACCTACCACCACGCGAGCCCGACACCGCGCACGCGAAGGGCATAGCGCAGGCTACGTTCGACCAAGTTATGGAAAAGCACTTCGAGAAGAGAAGGAGTACGCGCGATGGCGGATGGTGACTGTATGAGCATGCAGCACGGCCGCGGCGGGATGGGTGTCCACAAGCACGGTGTCTCCGGTCATGGTGGCAAGCCGCCCAAGGCGAAGATGCGAGCTATGCTTCAAGCCAATAAGCAGCTCGATGAACAAGAAAAGATACGGGCGCAGAAGAAGCAACGGATGTGCGGTTCTATCCCGGAGCTAATGAAGACGGAGGCCAAATGATGGCGGATGGTGAGATGAAACGACCAGAGTCGATGCCTTATGAGGAGTACCGTGCCGCGAGAGCGCGCGAAGCAGAGCGTGTGCGCGACCACCTGCAAGGTCGGTACATCACCGGGAAGCACCGCGGACGTTCGGTCGCGGACGTTCGGCGAGAGCTGCGCACGGTCGCCGCTTCCCTGCTTCCGAGCGGAGGAGTGCGATGACCGACGACGACACAACCGAAGATACTTGGTTAGAAGAGGCCCCCGCCTCGCCGCCCGAGACCCTATCCACAAAGCTCAAGCGCGCCTTCATCGACCACAACCACGCGCTCGTCGTCATCATCATCGAGGAGATGATAGCGCACGCCATCGACGAGCATGAGGCGGTGAACCACAGTGCCGACTGACGCACCGACCCGGCCGAAGGTTTGCTGCCACTGCCGTCGCAGAGGAACTTTGACGGAACATCAGACAGCGCAAGATGGTTGGGACCGGTGTGAGGTCGTTTCGTGGCAGTGTGTGTACTGCGGAGCTGTGCAAGAAGCCGGCGTACACAAGACGCACTTCTACGGCATCGAGCAGATAGTCCTCGCGCCGGGTGAGCTCGAACACCTACGCGAACAGAGACGTAAGGGTCGAGGTACACATCATGCCGACTAACGCCGACCCAACCCCCGTTACCGAAGCCCCCGTCGAGAAGGGCAAGCCGAACATCAAGTACTGGGTTTCCCAGCTCCTAGCCGCCGAGCGTGCTGCCGAGCCGTCGAAGAACGCGACCCAGAAGGCGTGGCGTGAGTACCTCCGCGAGCTCCCGAAGGGAAAGGCGGGCGACAAGGACATGACCGTCGTCAAAGCCCGCTACCCAATCTATTGGTCCTCCGTTAAGACCATCCAACCCGCCATCTATGCCCGGACCCCTGTCCCAACCGTCGACAAGGTGTTTGACGACCTCTCAGACGACATCGCCCGCGTAGCGTCCCTCTGTCTCGAGCGCCTCGCTAAGTACCTCATGCGGCACACTCCATTTGACCGCATCATGTACGCCACGCGTGATGAATATATTCACGGCGGTAAGACGACTCCGCGCGTCTGCTTCGACTCGGACATCCGGGTCGAGCCCGTCTGTGTCCGTTATCACGAGCAGCAGGTGCCGGATCCCGTGACCGGACAAGTGACCGTCGCCTATTACGACGGCGCCGGCCAACCGGCACCCGACGGCACAGAGCTTTTACAAGACGAGATAGGCTACTACGCCGAGACCACCAACGAGAACGTCGACCGTGTCGGCATAGAGCTAGTGCCTGTTCACTACGCGGACATTCTTCACACACCCTCCGCCCGTCATCACGAAGAGATAGACTGGATAGCCTACAAGTCGCTGCTCACCCGCGGCGACGTCGAGGACCGTTTCGGGAAGGAAACAGCCGATAAGCTCGCTGGATACTACAAGTCGTCTTCCGACCGGGATGACGATGACCGTGACAAAGATACGCTGCCGTCCCTTTACGCGACCATCTGGGAGATCTGGGATAAACGTAGATGCGAGGTGTACTGGTACTGCCTCGGTTACAACGACGAGTTTATTGACCAGAAAGAGGACATCTATAGCCTCTCGGGTTTCTTCCCGTCACCGCCCTTTATGCTTGGCACTGTCGGTCCTGACAGCCTGTATCCGACGCCCGACTACATACAGCTCGAGCCGCTCATCCAGCAGATTCACGGCATAGCTGAACGTATCCGGAAGCTGGTCCTGCTCACACAGCGGAAAGGTATTTACGATAGTTCCGTGAAGGGGCTCGAGGCGCTTGCTCAGAACGCGGTAGAGGGCGAGTTCATCGGGGTCGGTGAGTTTCAACGCCTCATTAGCGAGAAGGGCGGACTTTCAAACGTCATACAATTCTTTCCAGTCGAACAGCTTGTGAGCGCCACCCAAGAGATGGCGCAGCTGATGGACTTATGGGAGCAGAAGTTCTCGGAGGTCTACGGTATCCCCGACATCCTCCGCGGAACCTCGGATCCAAACGAGACTGCCGCCGCGCAGCAACTGAAGGGCAAGTACAACTCGCACCGCTTCTCGGCGATCACCCGTGAGTTTCAGCGCCTCTGCCGCGATGCCATCGAACTGATGTGCGACCTGGCCCTAAAGAAGTTCCCCG